CGCTCAATCTTCAACTCAATGATACGCATCAACTCGCCCTCTGGAAATTCCTTTAGGCTATACAGCTTGTCGTACAGGCTGGCGTTAGATGATGTGATTGCTATCAGTCGCCACATTGTGTTGTTGATACGCTCTGCGTTGACTTGTGACTCCATGCGATTCTTGCCACGCCCTTGGGTTGTAGCGTAAGCCAACTGCGAAACAATGTCTTCGCGCATGTTTGTGATTTCGTCAATCGTCACAGGCAAGTTGTTCATCACCCCAAAGCGAAAAATCTTTGAGTTGTATGTATCGTCATTTTGTAGAAGTAAGTCAAACGGCTCACCCCAGATACTGTTGATTGCCATCTGCACAGTCGACTTGCCTGTACCAGAACTGCCACTCAGTAAGTTAACGATACCGCCCCGCACTTGTGTGAACTTCAGCAACGGTGTGCCAAAGCCCAATAGAAAAGCAAACGCTTGTGCTTCCATGCCGGGGTTGTCGTAGAAATTAACGACTGACTTCCACTCTGCCAAGTCACCCTTCTTACCCAGCAAACCGCAGGTCTGCAAGATGGCAGTCGAGGGTGGGCTGTACTTAACACCTGTCGGTGTGATTTCTCTATCGCCAAGAACAAATGTGTTCTCGTCTGTCCAGCCAAATTGTGTTCTAACTTTTTCTGCTTGTTCCATATTTTGTAACTCCTTTACCCAACGTGATACATAAAACATGAGTTCGTTTACGCCTTTATCAAGGGCTACTACACCATGTTCCCCAATCGCATCGCGAAATCGGTCTTTGGCGAGTGCCGCTGTAAGCGGTATCGAAAACTCCCTCACTCCATCTTTTGGCAGATGCAACCGCATCCACAACACTTCCCCTAAAGCTGGGTCAAACATTCGCTTGACCACATAAAAATCGTTCTCATAGACTAACTTGTCTTGCCCGTCTTCTTGGCCTGCATCTGCTTTGCGGTAGATGCCACCATACTTGCCACGAAAAAAGGGAAAGGGGTACGCGGGTATGTCGTACACCCGCTTTTCTTTTGTCTCTGCGTTAACTTGTTCTACTTTATTATCTGCTTCTGTTGCTGCTTCAATTTCTTTTCCCAACACGATGGGCGAACCAAACTTACCCTTGTGCTTGCATGACCCGCAAGTGTTGGGGTGCAGGGTATCGAACATACCGCATGTGTATGGACCCTTGGTCAGACTCGCCTTGTATTCTGTCTGCCCCCTATCGTATGCGGGGTGCATGTTGGAGATGTCGTGGATAGCCAAGTCGCGGTCAATGCAATGCTGTGCAACCGATAAGCCCGCACGCCACAAGGGTTCGTCTATGTTGGTTTGGTCTTCCAGTATGCGGTTGAGTTGCGGGCAACCCTCTGCTTTGAGGGCGATGATTTTCTGAAAGCGAAAGGTATTGTTCTTACCAATCAGGCTCTTGCTAGTCTCGTCTAGCCCCTCGGCCTTGAGGTGTTCTGGCACTTCAAAGGGTAGGCTGTCGGGCGCTTGGGCGGTTGTCGCACCCAAGGCTTTTGCAAACTCTGTCAAATCAATCTTGCCATCACCAGCGATGTACTCGACAGGTAGCGGATTGGTTGGGTCTTTAAAGTGTGTAGTGTCTGGCACGCGCAGAATACGGGCGGCATCTTTGGTGCATGATGGGTCAGCGTGTAGTTGCTTTTCTATGCAAACTTCTTTTAGGCGCTTCGCTACGGGAATCCAAATGTCTTTCTTTATCGCTTCGTCTAGCACCCAGTACGCATGTAGTCCGTTGCCAGAGTTAATGCAGATGGGTTGTGGGAGATTAAGGTCAGCACAGAACTGACCGAGTGCCGCTATTGCATCAACCCGCGTGAGGTAGGCTTTTGTGGGTCCGCAATCTAGGTCAAGCCAGAACGACTTGATGACTGATACGTTCGCCGCCAACCTACGGGGTGGGTTAATTGCTTGGTCAAACGAAGACATCGCGAAGTACGCGTCTGCGCCAGCACCGTGGATAGTTTCAATCTCTGTAACGAGTGTGGGAATGTCATTTGTAAACCGTGTGCGAATCTTGCCTTGCATTATTCCAACTGCGCAGTATGTGCCTGTATCGGCAAGCACTGCGGTTAGAAATTCTGTTTTTGTCATGGCTTGGGTTTTCGCAGGGGGTGTTTATCTTGAGCCAATGAAGGCTCGACTTTTGGAGGATGTATAGGTTACTGCTTTTCAAGGTACGCAAACACCTTGTCAGCAATTTTTTGTTTGGGGTTGAAGTCTCCCGCAAACCAACCGTACACCGCCACCGTACTTACCCCTGCTACTTTTGCAATCACTGATACTGGGATACCAAGTTTGATGCATTTGCGCCCGATACGCACGCCTGTCTGCTTTATGTCCGCTTGCTTGTTCTTATGAACTGTTGATAGTGAATAGCCAATCATATGATTCCTTGTGATTGGGGGCCGAAGCCCCCATAAATTTACGCAGTGCCGTCGTCATCAGCCCATTCGTCGAGAACATTCGCTACGCTCTTTGTCTCAACTTTCTTAGTAGCAACTTTCGTTGGCTCTTTCACAGGCTCTGCAACAGCAGGTGTGGGTTTAGCGAAGGTCGCAGGCAACGCTGGCTTGGACTCGTCAGTGCCATCGACTTGAGCAACGGTCATAACAACGGCGTTCAACGCATCAGGCGTTTGGCCTTGGGTCTTGGCAGTAGCCATCTCTTCAACGCTCAATGGGCGCACAGCCTTGAACGTCAACTTCGGTGTGGCGCTTGCTGTATCGAAGCGCATCTCTGTCACAACCGCAGTCACAGGGATACCGTGTCCACCCAAGAACTTGGCGTACTGCTGTAGTGGCATCTTGCCGTTGTCGCCTGTGCCAAAGATTGACTGGGCTGGCAAAGTGAGTTGGTACACATCACCATCGATGTTGTTCTCCAAGACCAACGCAATGCGGTGGCTAAAGCGGCAAGCACGACTGTCGCCTTGACCAGAACCCTTGATGTTCTGTTGGCAGTTCTGGCAGTTAGTAGCCTGCGGGTTCTTTGCAGACTTGTCAGGTGCAACACCATCGTTAGACCAACACACAGGCGCAGAGTTCTGACCTTCTGTGTAAGTGCCAGAGTAGTAACTGCGTGAGGTCTTCTCAGCAGAGCGAACCACAACCACGTTCATGGCGCGGTCGTCATTTTGTGCAACTTCTTTGCCACCAACAATCATGCGGAATACACCGCCACGGATAGACACACGCTTACCGCTACCACCGCCACCCATCAGGGCTTTAGTTGTTGCATCGAGTTCCAAGTTTTGGAAGTGGGCTGGGAGGGCGTTACCGCCTTGGGAAAACAGAGTGAGTTCAGACATTTGTTTGTTCCTTAATAATGTCAATGTTCATGTTGAAGTGGCGAGAAAGTTCGCTAGCAAAGAATCGATAACTCTTGCCAACGCGAACATACGGTATACGCTTGACTGGGTCTTTCTCCCGAATCAAAGCGTGGATGGTTGACGGGGCGACTTGCAATAGCTTTGCCACCTGCGCCAACGTAAGTGCAGTTTCCAATTAAGCTCTCCTTACAGTAACTGTGTATTTGTTATCTACGTTCAGACCTGATGGTAAGAGGTCTGGGTTTTCACGTAGGAAGTTTTTCATGCTGAGTTGCGATATGCGTCTCTCAACAAGGTCAAGTGCATCGTGGTCACGAATGAACTTATGCATAGCGCCCCAGTCACCTGTCCAATAGCGGGTACTCATTGAACGAATGGCTGTGCCGTGCGAGGTCTTGATGCTTTCAGCACCAGTCGTCTTGCAGATTTCAAGAAGGTTAGATTCAACCATCTCCATCTGTTCTTTTATTGCATTGTCTTGCGCTTCGTATGCGGCCTTGATTTCGGCACGCTTATCGCGCATTTTTATATAGACCTTTACAAGTCTGTCTGCTGTTATATCCATGTCTTTCCTTTCGCTGTTTTTTGGTTAATCATACATCACAACTTTACTTTGTCAAGTCCTTTCAAGTTCATCTTTATAAAGTTCCATTAAATTAAATTGCGCTTGCTCTTTACTATCAAGGGCTTTGTACAACTTAGCTTCTACTGGACTACCCATTAGTTTTACAACTAAACATTTATTTGTCTGCCCCGCCCTATGCACGCGGGCATTTGCTTGGGCGTATGTTTCGTAGGAAGTGATAGGCGACCACCACACTACGGTATTCGCGGCGTGCAAGGTGACACCGTGTGATGCTGCTTGGGGCTGTATGACAAGCACCCGTGGGTCAGCGTCTTCTTGGAATCGTTTGAAGATGTCGGTGCGCCTGCCTGCGGGTACACCACCGTGGATAACTTCTACTGTGTAGTTATCTTTGCGTAGGTTGTCATACAAAAGTTCAATCGAATGTCTGAACGGCACAAACACAAGTACCTTGTTAGTGGACTCATCGATTACTTCTTTCAACACCTCGATGCGATTGCTAGCATCGAACGATACAACTTCATCGTTGTCTGTGTACACAGCACCGCAAGATATTTGTAGCAACTTGTTTAACTTAGCCGCCGCGTTGACTGCCGTGATTTCTTCGCCTGCCGCTTGCACCGCCATGACCTTGCGTAACTTGTTGTAATACTTAAGCTGTTGTGGGGTAAGTGGTACTTCTCGCTCGGTGTACAGCATGTCTGGCAAGTCAAGGCATTGGTCTTTGGTAAAGCGTATAGCGGGTTGCAGTAGTGAGTTAACCACTTGCTCTGCGTCTACCTTGGGTACCCACTTGAACTGAGTAATCTTGTGCATAACTTGGTCGCGATACATAGTAAAACTGCGTGGTGTTGCAGATGGGTTGAGTAGTTTGGCCAGACCGTATGCATCAAGGGGCGACTGCGAAGCGGGCGTACCCGTCAACATCCACAGCCACATGTTTGGTTTAAGTATGCGGTTGAGTACCTTCCATCGGGTTGTGGTTGCTGTCTTATATGCGTTGGCTTCGTCAATCACAATCATGTCAAAGCCTGCGTTTGCTATGACATCTTCAACCACAGCCACACCATCAAAGTTAATGATGACGAACTCAGCATCTGAGTTAATTATTTGCGCACGCTTTTCTTTACTGCCGTAGGCGATACCCACCCTGCGGTGCATAGCCCCTTTGAAGATGTCGTTCTGCCATGCGGCTTGCATGATAGATAGTGGGCAGATAACTAGCACACGCTTGATGTGCTTGGTGTTCATCAAGTAGTCGCATGCCCATGTAACAGATAGCGTCTTGCCTGTGCCCGGCTCGTTAAAGCAGAACGCTCTGCGGTGCAGAGTAAAGAACGCGGATGTTTGTTTCTGATGTGTGAACGGCTGGTAAATTCCCGGCCAACTGTACTTAGCCACGATGGGCGATGGCACGTTCTTGATACGTAAGTTTTTAAGTACCTGTGCTTCTTCCAAACCCCAATGCACCATGACTGTACTAATGTTACCTTCTTCTAACAATGCGCTCTTCGGGATTACGTTTAGCACCTTGTGCGGGTTACGTAGTTTTAGTTTTAATGCTTTACCTTCAATGATTTCCATGTCTTCTCCAATAGCGAATCGCTCCAAACGCGAATGTCGTTTGAAGTTTGGGTGGTACCTTACGGGTACCAATCGGCTAAATCACCTACTCTGAATGCGTTTAGAAAGGGGAATAGGCTTTAGCTGGTGGGGTTAAAAGGGTATCAAACTTTAACAAAGCGCCCCCGTAGTCTCACTCTCACCTTACAGACTACGAATTATTTTTTCTTGGGTTTGTTCACCTTCACAGTATGGTCGCTGTTGCGACTGAACGAACGATTGGCGGATGCCGACTTCAACTGCAAGTTACCCTTGCCTGCGCTACCACCTTTACTAAGTGGCACCTTGTGGTCAATGTCTTTACCCTTGCGGTCTATACCTTCGCGGTCGTACAAGTCACGGGCGTTCTCACGCTTGCGTCTTGCAGGGGCTTCGCCCCTCTCGACTTGCTGTTTGTATTCTTTCTTGTAGGGGCGGGGCTTATTTACGTATGGCATTTATTTCCTTCCACAGTGAGCGCACTCGCTCACCCAGCAGTAATTCTTGCATAAACCATTGGGCTTCGCATTCCAAACGCCCGAACTATATGCGCCTTCTAGCATGGTGATGGTGGGCATCCAGTTGCCCCAGTAGCGATGCTGTTGTTGGGCTTCGTAAACGGACGGCACGAACTTGCCCTCAGTCAGAAATAATAACCCACCCTTGACCTTAGTCACCTTGGGAAACATCTTGAACACAGCCAACGCCATGAGTTCCAACTGACCAACGTCAGCGTAACGGCTCTTGCCAAGTTTGTAGTCCACGACCCGCGCTTCGCCCCTCTCCTCGTCCACGATGAGCAAGTCGGCTACGCCACGAAACCAGCAGTCGGGTGAGAAGAAGTCGCACGGCTCTAACGCTTCGGTCAAAGCCATTTTGATTTCGCAATACTTGGTGCCAGAGATACGCTTCAATGACTCGAGCGGTTCTTGCATGAAGTCAAACTTCGGGGGTATGGGTACATCGTCACGGATATATAACTCAGCGGCTGTGTGTGCTTCTTTGCCATACATGGCGGCTTCGCCCTCTGGCTCTTTCACATCCTTGATTACCTTGGTGTGGTAATACTTCTTTGGACAAGTTGAAAAAGTTTTCAGACTAGAAAACGACCATGCTGGAATCTTATTAGCAATCACCGTATGACATCCCCATCCCGCTTTCGCAGTTGACTGGTAACCCTTCAGCCCATGATGGTGTCCAACGCATGCAGGATTCCACATAGGCTCGTGCCTCATCTGCTTCTTCTTGCCGCGCAACAATACCGATAGCATCGTGTACTGTAAGTACAACCTTGTACCGCTTGGCAATTCGTAACATTTGTTCACCAATGATACACCGAGCGATTGCCTGTGTGAAGTTTTCTACAACCTTTCCACCATAAATTTTATTGATGCCCTTGCGGGTGGTGTACTGGAATTGGCGTTTACCCTCGCCATCCACAACCTCGACTAGCCCGCTATAGAACACATACAACCCGTTGGGTAAGCGGATGCGCCCACCACTCGGACCAGCGTCTACAGTTAGCAAACCGTTGCGACCCAAGTTCATGGTCTGCCCACGCGCCATGCATCTCAGGGCTTCTTGGGATTCACGCCAGAGTTGCGGTATCTTGGGGTACGTCTGGCGGTAAGTATCAATAATACGTTTCGCCTCATCATCTTCAATCTCCGTGCCAAGTGTTTTGAGTTGTAGTTGAAACTTCGGGCCACCCATGCCGTACCCCGCGCCGAGAATCGTTGTCTTACCGACGAACCGTTCGTCTT